TTTTTCGCAATTTCACTCTTTCTTTCAGCGACCGTGACCGGCGCTGATCCAGCTCATTGCGACCATCCCTGTCTGTTTTCGGTTCCGCGAAGTATTCCCGTGTAAATAGCGTTACCAGGTTTTCCAAGGCCCATTTGCGGTTGTCCAGTGCGTTCATAAGCGCTTGCAACGTATCGACCGTGTGCTTGGCATCATGCACAGCCTTACGCGCCTGACGCACTTTGCTGTTTTGTTCGACGGCCGCTTTGGTAGAGTCCACCGTCGCCTTTGCCAAACCATAGTTGCCGGGATTATTTGTCACATCCAAATATATCTCAGCAGATATCACGTCCAGGGATGCCTTGGCTCGTTCCAAAGCATCCTTGGCGTCCGCCAGCTCTCTACCGTGTGTCAAAACGAGCTGCGGCTGCTCTCGCCAATGGCGGTCCAACAGGTTTAGATCAAGATCAAATATATCATAGCTATCCGGTTTCATCAGCGGTCTCCTATGTATTATAGCCGACCGACAGAATTACTTTGTGCTCCTGACGGCGTCATAACAAGCGGCAGCTAGCCCGGCTGCCCCGCTGTAGAAAAAATTATCTCCAAATATTTCAATCACCAGAAATGCCTGATTAGCATTTCTGCCACCTTTCAGTAGCGAGGTACGAGCACACGCCAAAATCAATCGGCGGATTCTTTCGGGTTCGTCTTCCACCTCGCGCAGAATTGCGGCAACCTTCGACCACTTTTCCCGTCTGATGATAGCCAAAAAAATCTCTATTGCCTGCGTTTGTGCTTTGTCCGGCACAATAGCGTCAAGCTGGTCTTGTTCCGGCAGCCCTCTGATTTGATCCAAGATTACCAGGGCCTTTCTGCCGTTCCCATCGGCGGTTTGTATTAATTTCTCCATGACAGCTTTCGACAGGGTAACGTTTTCTTTGGTAGCCACACGATGGATAATAGCTTCCAAGGCAGCACTGTTGAGGCTATTAAGAGAGATCTCCGTACAGCGGCTTCGGACGGTTCGCAGCAGCTTATCGGGGTTGGTTGTTGCAAGTATAAACCACACGTGGTCAGGTGTATCTTCCAGCAATTTAAGCATGGCGTTTTGAGCGGCGTCGGTGATTTTGTGTGCTTCATCAATCAGCCAGATGCGGCTAGTCCCGTTGAGCGGTGCCTGCCCCACGCGGCGGCGGATGTCCCGCACCGTATCGATGCCTGTCAGATCACTACAGTTGACTTCCGTAAAGTCCACTTTGCTGCATCCCAGGTATTTTCGCAGGATGCGGGCAATGGTGGTTTTGCCCGTCCCACTAGGGCCGGACAGCAAAAGTGTATGCGGAACGCGATTCTCTTGGACCATTACCTCTAGTGCGGCAACCGCTTGCGGCTGCCCCATGATTTGAGACAATTTACGAGGTCGATATTTCTTGTACAATTCCGTGGTCATGAGATGGTCTCCTTGTCAATCCATGCTCCACCTAAGGGAGCGGCTTCGGCTTCCACTTTTAGTGGTACAATGATCCAAGGCCATGCTTTCGGCAATTCCTGCGTCATTATCTTGTTGCTCTTGGCCAGATATGCCTCTCGTTCTGACTTGGCTACGTCGGCAACAATACTGTCATGGATCTGCCCGACTATTTTTGTTTTCATTCTCTTCTTTTTCAGCCAACGGTTGAGTCGGATCAATGCCCAGAGTAAACAGTGGAACGCAGGGCCTTGGATACGATAATTGATTACGTCGTTACGATTATAGAGCCCGGAAATGCGGAATCCCGTTATCAAATCGAAGTATCCTCGTTGCTGGTAGTCCATCCACCACTGTTCGCGGCGTTCATTATAAACGCGAAACCGCTCATTCCAAAACCAATCTTCTACTCGCTGAACGTGGCGTTCGAATGTGCCGCTTGCAGGACGCCCCCCCGACTGGCAGGAGCCAAGGGTTCGTATCCCTTTGGTTGCCAAGTGCTTTTTCAGCGGCGTCCCATCAGCCAGCGTTAGTTTCTGTGAGCCAATGTTTTGCCAGATAAGAGCGGCACAATGCTTATACCAATCGCCGTAGAATTGTGCAAACACGAAGTTGCCTTTTGCACAGTCGCGGGCTTGTTTAGTCACTTCTGATTGCTCGCATTGGAATAGTTCCGCTGCTATATCGCGGTGCATATCCGTAGTGGGATCTCGCATGTATCGCAGCAGTTCCGGGTCTTTGTTGAGACAAGCACTGATACAAACCTCGATCTTGCTGAAGTCGCTCTCGATGAGATAGTGATTAGGACGGGCTATAAAACAGCTTCTGACCAATCTGGCAATCCAAGGATTGTGCCGAGGCATGTTTTGAAAGTTGGGCGAGTCGCTGCTGCTACGATAACTACGCACGAGATGCAGATTGAAAGAAGGGTGCAGGTAGCCGTTATGCGTCTCCTGCTGAATGCCTAATAGATAGGTGGCACGTGCTTTTTCCAGTCGTTCGCAACTCAGATAACGTTTTACGAATGGATGATCGACTAGAGATAGCGTATGAGCATCCGTTCTATACCGTCCGCCTTTTGTCCTAGTGTCGTTGGGTCCAATAGATAGGGGGTGTGGAATGCCCATTTGTTTGAACAATACAGTACCAAGTTGTGATCGGCTGCGCATGTTAGCTTTGTGCTTGTAGGTCTTTTCCCAAACTTGCCAAACCTCGCTTTGTTTCAATTGTTCTCGGATATTCGAGATTTTGCGGGATACCCGGTCGATGTTCGCCTGTAATCGTCGTCCGTCAATTCGAATGCCAGCTGCTTCAACGTCGGCTAGCGCGGCAGCCCCCTGATGCAATAGAAGGCATCCCTCGGCCTTGGTTGCGTAATAGGTGGACATCACAGTTCTTTCATCTGCAAACGGGCTAGCTCCCAAGCCACGATAGCATCCATCCCATTGTATTGTAGCAGATCCCTCAATTCGAGCCTATCCATTTTATTGAGCCCATCCGGTCCGGACTCTTTGTACTTGCCAACATGACTATCGTAATCGCCAATGCCAAGTCGCGCAAACGCCTGAAACTTTAGAGAACACACGCCCTGCCGGTTGTCCAGACAATGAGCGGTCAGCATCGAGCACCACCGCCAATTTCGGACGGGTCCTCCGGCATGTAATCTAGCCCACCGCTCTTCAAACTTCATATTATGATTTGTCTTTGGGATATCGCTTTGCAATAAAGCCTTTGTAGCAGAAACAGCGCGGCCGACCCAAGGAAACGCGACGGTCATATACCCATTGGATATCCCGCAGCTTAGTATGCGCGCTTGCGGATGTTCCGGCTTGAGGCAGTTAGTTTCAAAATCGAAAGCAATTAGCTTGCCTTGCCCAGCAATATGGTCAACGGCTTCAGCAGCCTCATTCGGATCAATAATGGTGCGCACAGATGGATTATATATATGTGCTTTTTCAAATGGGCGTTTTGCTTTGGCAGCGCTGACGGCTGTTTCTAAATGCTGTTGCATTAAGACTTCCAGTGCCGGAGCTTCCATCCTGAGAAGATAACTAGGGTGCCACGTCGGGATGATCCAGCAGTTGAACTGACGACATGGGATGCGCCACCCGGTCCACCTGCCGATGGGGCCAACATCGCTTTTCCACAGCCATCCTATCAGACTGGCAACTGCCGACTCGCCCAAAAGGATGATTACCTTCGGTTTGTAATTGTGAATGGCCTTTAATACGGTTGGCCCGCATGCTTCAATCTGTTTAGGCAGCGGTTTGACATTTTGATCCCTGTTCCCGATAGGCCTGCAACAAACCGCGTTCGTTTTCCAACAGTCGTCGTCCAGGCTGATATTCAGTTGGTTCAACAGTCTGCGCAAGCGTTTCCCTGCGGCCCCGATCAGCTGTGTGCCTTCATGATCTTCCTGGCTGCCTGGAGCTTCGGCAATGACTAAGATGCCTTTTTTTCCTTTGCCGGATGGTGGCATTTTCGGTGATACGCACCGCTTGAACAATCCGCACATGCCGCATTGAGGCAGTCGTTGGTACTGCCTGGCTGTGACAGAGGTACTGATTTGTTGTCTCGTAAAAAATTGCCTGCCCATCTTGCTTTGGTTATCCCAGCGTTGTTAGGATTCCACTTTGCTGACGCATGTAATCAGCCTGAGATTGCCAGCCTGGAAAATGAGGTGGTTTTCGGCAACCCAACAACGGGTACTTTTTTCCACGAGCTGCTTGAGAAGAAGGGGGGGGACCATGAACGCCAAGGGCGGCCCATCGTATCCCTTCCGAAGCTTGCGCGTCTCGGAATACCAACCGTCAACTCCCTCTCCCCGAACGATTAACTTCTTGTCACGTATCTTTATTTCGATTCTATCGTCGTCAGGCTTGCTTGCTGAAAAAATGCGTGCTATATCCGCCGCTTGGCCCAGCTTGTCCGGAAGGCTTATCCGCTTACCTTCGATTTTCAGTATGTCCGCCGTATCAAAGTATTTCTCTATATACTTCCGGCATGATAGACAGAGTGACTTATTTCGATCTTCCTGCGGCACTAAGAAATGCACCCAACTTTCGGTTTCGGCAAACTCGGAAGCGGATACATCACCGATAGACGCAATAGCCTCTCGCCGAATGAGACACTGCTGCTCGAATCCCGTATCCAGTTCGTAGTAAGCCAGCTGGGTATTGTTACACGCTTCAACTGCATCCGGGCGAATGTGAACGCAAGTCAGCGCAAAATCTCCCTCATTCTTGCTGGCGGTCTGCTGGCATAGTCCGACAGCTTCGCAAAATCCTTCACCTAACGGACGCCATGCCTCTTTGTTTGGCCGCTCGTTCTCGAATTGTTCAAGCGGCAAAATGATTTCCTGTTCAGAGCGGATAGCGGCGCGGCGATTTTCGCCTCGCACTTGCAAAGTATTATCCACTATCTCTAGAGTAATTTCGTCTTCCGGAATCTTTTCCAACAGAGTTAAAAGGGGCTTGGCTTGTACGGCCCCTTGAACGTCGGCATCACAGGGTATCGTGCAAGCAAGCTCATCGTTGAACGTCGTAATGCGCCCGTTGGCGAAGACGTAACAATTGGATTGTTCTATCGCTTGCTTTTCAGACAGCCCCGGCTGCACGGCCTGAAGGTCTCGGAGCAGCTCTTTCCGATCTATTTTAGGCATGATAGTCTCCTACGTAATATATAGAGCGCCTGGATGGGCACACATTTGCCCATCCAGGCCGGACGATCCTATGTGGTCGGCACAATCTTCCCGTTCTTCGTGGTCAGCAGCCCCAAGAACGTCATCAAGCGCACGGTCTTTTGCGTTTCTGCAAACTGACGAACAATGTTTTGCTTCGGATATTCGTTGTCAGCAGCTTTGGCTAGTTCCTCGAAAGTCATTCCTTCCGGCGCGCTCATGATGATCTTGGCGGCCAACTCGTAACGAGTTAAACGCTTTACCTTTGCTTTTGTCCTGGGCCGTTTTTTCGTTGCTGCTTCCGTCTGTGTTTCCTCCGTTGGTTGTGTTTCCTCCGTTGGTTGTGCTTCCTCCGTTGGTTGTGCTTCCTCCCCAGTGATTTCGATAGGGGATTCTGCATCAATCGCGTTCAAAACGTCCGTTACAATCGCGTCTTGATCGTCCGTCAGTTCCGGTTCTTCCTCTGCCTGTTCGATGATTGTAGGCAGCAGATAAACCTTTCTGAGCAGTTTTGTACGCGACCAACTGTCCGCATCCTTATAGCCCAGGGCCTCCATCAGCCCAACAACCTCATCTCGTTCCAGTTTCAGCGCCATGACCGGTCTCCTTTCTTTCTTTATTATAGCCTATACAACTATTTACCCTTGCGGCATGCCGCCGCTTTAGGGTTTCCTTCTACAAACGCCGGAACGTTCCGGTGTGCTCCTATCATATTATAAAACATCTTGCTAAATAACAAACAAAAAAACGCTTACCAACAGCTTATCACGGCAGGATTGGCCAGGTCCAGACAGCCTGCCACGTGACAGCATCGTCGCTCCGAGTAACGTGTATCGCGGCGCACTACCCAGTTGAGTCGGCTGATGCCCAAGTCCTGCTCTTCCGGTGATTGATTGATGCCCAGCATCCCGGTACAGTGGGCCAACTTGCGCTTATCTTCACTAAAATTAGCCCGTGTAATGAGGCGCTTTGAGTAGGCTGCGGCGTCGGTTTGGCTGGCGGTAACTACCAAGCAATGTAATTCCTGGCTCAGGGCCCGCAAGCGCTTCCACGTATCGTTTTGCTGGTGTCGGAACTCCAGGCGTTGCAGGTCCGGGGCCAGAATATCCGCGTAATCGATAATAACAACGTCAGGCACCCACCCGTCGTTTGCCCACTGCTCCAATATGGCGCGAATGCCGGTTACGTTAATCGTACTGTTAGGGTAGCATACCAACTTCCAGCGAGTCTCCCCGGATCGGACCCTCTTTCGCATCAAATCTTGTGCAGCTTTCCATGCCCGTTGCCATCGTAGCGGTGTAGAAAACGTTCGGGGCTCCAGATCCACTTGGGCTACTTGCTCACTTTCCAGACGGCGAATTGCCACGGGATATTGAATCGTGCACGCTTCCAAGGGATGTTTGGCAATCCGACAGGCCAAGCGCCTGAGAAGCTGCTGCTGGCTTTGGTCGCCTGCCTCGATGTATGCAACCCGGCGTCGTTGGCAGATAGCGCGAAATGCAATTTCTCCCAGCCAGAATGATTTTCCGCGCTTATCGGGTGCCATGATACCAACCAGCGCCTCCCGCTCCAAGGCGTTGCCCAAAAGTTGGCCGAGAGCGCCCGGGAATACAACCAAAGGCTCGGTCTTCGTTGCGAATGCGTCCCGTAGCGCTTCGGCGTCGCCTAATACATCTATTCCACTGCGTGATCCAAGGGACGGCTCCTGCCATGTTCGGACCCGTTCGGCTGCTTTGTCCGCCTGACCGGCCAGACAGTCCGCTTGTATATCTTCGGCAAGTTGCTCCAGCTGGACGTGTGCGAAATATCCCTTTGCAAGATCAAGAATAAAACCGGGATTGATCTCTTGCGCAGCGACGGTTATGGCGTTTGAAATATTTACAACACCATCCGGCCACCAAATTGGCCCACTGCGTACGAAATAATTTTTCACCACCGGACCATATACCGGCTATCCTCGCCAACACGGTTCGGTCTACAATCATCGCGGTGATAATCTGCCGCTCGGAAGTCGCGTCCCATTGCTCAATCTTCACCAAGGGCCTCCAGTAGTTCGTCCCATAGCTCCGGGCTATGGCCCCATATATCAGCCCACTGACGCCCTATATTCCCCCACCACGGATGTCTTACCGACCATGTGTAATGTTTGAGATCCCCGGAAAAATCCCGTCTCCACGCTACGCGCTTTCGCACTTCTTCAAACCAATCGACTATAGCGGCGTGCGGCGTAGGAAGTATATCCAACAGCCATATTCGATAGGCATGTATGCGGCTATCGACTAATGTTGCGCGGCGCAAGTGTTGCATCCATCGCTGATAGGCATACAAACTAGCGTCCACAGCCGCGCGGGCAGTTCGTTTACCACCTCTTGGCCATCGCTGGTTAACGATCTCCTCCGTGACCGCGGCTGTGGACGGATGCTCTTGGTTCGGGAACAGTTTTTCCTGACCCACCGTTCCGAACATAGTGTTACGCAGCTTCCTCGATTACCCATTTAGTAACAACAAACGTTCCGAACGGTCCTTTGCATGCCGGGCGAAAGTCGCCTAGTCCGATCCGTTTGCCCGCGTCATCGAGGATTTGACGCAAAAGCTTGACAGGAATGACTTCCGTATCCAACACTATTGTAAAACTAAGCTCCCAATCGTCAAAGCATGGGCGATGACAAAGGATTCGTCCGCCGGTTGAAGGAATGCGAACGGCCCGCGTATCGACTCTCCAGCCGTTCTTGGATTTGATCGGGATCTCGATGCCCTCGATCTTGGCGGCGGCCGGAATCTGACTGGTTTTCTGAGTCGTGACCTTGGTTTTGCCGACTTTGTGGAAGATTCCACCGTCGATGATGCACCGAAGCACGTTCGGCTGTGGAATCATCGGCTTGCCCTTAAGACCGAGGTATAACCGCGATTCCGCCTGTTCATACGGCTCACCGTCATCCGCCCGCATCCCTCGCGTTCCTTCCGTTGCCGCTTGGGCTTTCGCGTCTGTAAATTTGTTACAGATCAGCGGCGTCACTCCCTGGATCGTGACTTGGATTCGTTGCAACATGTTACGGTCTCCTCACTGAAAAAGCCTTGCATTGCCTCGCCAAACAAACGTTAGTTCAGCCTAGCCATGCCTCGTATATTATTATATCCAACCCCTCAAAAAACCTTGCCTTGCCATGCATTGCGTTGTTTTGCTTAGCCATGCCATGCTATGCCTCGCTTTGCTGCGCCGTGCCCTGTTGTGCCTCGTATATTATTATATCCAACCCCTCAAAAAAACCTTGCCTTGCCGTGCATTGCACTGCCCCGCCCAGCCAAGCCAGGCCGTGCCCTGCCGAGCCAGGCCCAGCCGAGCCCAGCCGCGTATATTGTTTTGTCCGTCCCCTCAAAAAACCTTGCCTTGCCGCGCGTTGCATCGCCCTGCCTTGCCGCGCCGAGCCGTGCCGAACCCAGCCGAGCTCTGCCTTGCCGCGCCCAGCCTTGCCGAGCCGCGCCATGTTAATATTTTCTTCATCCCCTCGAAAAAACCTTGCCTTGCCGCGCTTTGCAGCGCCCTGCCCGGCCTGGCCATGCCTAGCCGGGCCCAGCCCAGCCCCGCCACGTATAATGTTTTCTCCGTCCCCTCAAAAAAACCTTGCCTTGCCGCGCATTGCCTTGCCACGCATTGCCTCGCCTAGCCGAGCCCAGCCCCGCCACGCATTGCCTCGCCTAGCCGAGCCCAGCCATGCCGAGCCCTGTATATTATTTTCTTCACCCCCTCAAAAACCTTGCCTTGCCACGCGTTGCATAGCCGCGCCCGGCCGTGCCTCGCCACGCCCCGCCAAGCCCAGCCAAGCCCCATATATTATTTTTTCGTCCCCTCGAAGAAAACCTTGCCTTGCCGCGCATTGCAGCGCCTTGCCGGGCCTTGCCTTGCCCGGCCAGGCCCTGCCGGGCCCTGCCGAACCAAACCGGGCATCGCCGCGCCCCGTATATTGTTCTATCCGTCCCCTCAAAAAAACCTTGCCTTGCCGCGCCTTGCAGCGCCAAGCCCAGCCGGGCCGCGCCGTGCCTCGCCCAGCCGTGCCGCGCCTAGCCAAGCCTTGCCTAGCTACGAATATTATTTTCTTCATCCCCTCAAAAAACCTTGCCTTGCCGCGCTTTGCAGTGCCGAGCCTCGCCCTGCCCAGCCCAGCCTTGCCATGCCCGGCCGAGCCGCGCCGCGCATACTTATTGTTTTCGCCCCCTCGAAAAAACCTTGCCTTGCTTTTTTTTTTTCTTTTCAAAAACCTTGCCTTGCCACGCATTGCAACGCCGCGCCAAGCCCGGCCTGGCCTCGCCGCGCCTCGCCTGGCCCAGCCAAGCCTTGCCGAGCCTTGCCACGTATATTATCGTGTCCATCCCCTCAAAAAACCTTGCCTTGCCACGCCTCGCCATGCTCTGCCCAGCTCCGCCTTGCCGGGCCGAACCAAGCCGGGCATCGCCTTGCCCCGCATATTGTTTTCATCCCCTCAAAAAACCTTGCCTTGCCACGCATTGCCAAGCCGAGCCTGGCCCCACCACGCCATGCCGAGCACTGCCGAGCCTTGCCCAGCCAAGCCTTGCCCAGCCCCGCCACGCCATGCCTTGCTTAGCCCAGCCTTGCCGCGCATACTATTGTATTCGCCCCCTCGAAAAAACCTTGCCTTGCCGTGCTTTGCAGCGCCCTGCCCGGCCAAACCTTGCCTTGCCGTGCATTGCCCGGCCAAGCCAAGCCCAGCCGTGCCGAGCCACGCCATGTATATTATTATATCCAACCCCTCGAAAAAACCTTGCCTTGCCACGCATTGCAGCGCCCCGCCAAGCCCTGCCCTGCCTGGCCGAGCCAAGCCGCGCCAAGCCTCGTATATTGTTCTATCCGTCCCCTCGAAAAAAACCTTGCCTTGCCACGCGTTGCAGTGCCGCGCCTAGCAACGCCATGCCTTGCCTAGCCATGCCATGCCTAGCATTGCCTTTTTAAAAATCGTCTGCGCAACTCACATACTTCCCGCTGTGCAGCACTGCCCGGATCAGCAGCATCCAAACTCGCCACGAACGTTTGGCCGGGAAACACTGACAACGCTGCGGCCAGTTTACGAGCGACCGTCTGGGCCTCTATCGATTTATCGAAACAAACGGCGCGGACCGGATGATTTTTGATTCTAATCACCTGCTCCGATGAATAGCCCAGTCCCATCGTGGCCACCGCACCAGGGCCTATCCGCCATGCATCGGTTGGCCCCTCTACTACTATTATAGCATGTCCTGCCAATTCCTCGCCGTATAACAGCGTTTTATGCGGCACAGCCTCTTCGCTGTG